AAATATACTGCCTTCTGGTTCTATTGACGCACAAAATGATTATATACCAATAATTCATGCTGGTGATAATTATAGAATACCTATTCAAGTATTTGCAAGAACATATGTTCCCAACTTTTTTACTCAATTTCAAACTATCTCTGGAAGTTTAATTACTACTGGTAGTGTTCTTGTAACTGGTAGTGTTATTACAGATAAATTCCAGATGAAATCTGGTGCTGTAAGTGGATATGTATTTACTTCGGATTCAAATGGGAATGCATACTGGTCAACTGGAAGTATTACAAAATATCAATTATCGCTTAAAAGAAGTTCTGGTTTTGCAGTGAATTCAAGTACAATAGATAACCCACAAACATTTATTTATGACGTAATTGATTTCTCTACATTCCCAACTGCTGGAAGTGAGTATAATACTACAACTGGTGTATTTACTGCTCCTCTTACAGGTGTATACCTTGTGCACTATAATGTACTTGTATTAAATACGGGTGTTGCTCAACTGTTTAGAATTACGAATAGTAAAAATGGTAGAGGTAGGGAAGATAGAAACTTTGGTTTAACTAATGCAAATATGCATTTAAGTACTAATTTTAGTGTTAGATTAAGTGCTGATGAAACTATGACATTAAGAATAGAAAATAATTCATCGCAAGTAAACGCTACACCTGACCAAAGGTGGACTTGGGCTACAATAACATATCTTGGAAATGGTTAAAGGTGAATATAAAACATGAATACTACAGGTATAATACTTTTATCTATTCTTTCATTAATTATTTTAATAATTTTTTATATAATAATAAGAGGAACCGATAAAAGTAAACAATGGTTGAATAATCAATTTGAATGGTTTAAAGGATTTTTTGAAGAAAATAACGGTCAGCCAAATAAACCAAGTCATAAAAATCTATTATCTTTAGCAGTAGTATCTTTATTTATAATAGCATATGTTAGAGTATTAGTAGCTACATCTTCGTTACAGTTAATAGATATACCAAATAATTGGCAGCAATTACTTTTAGGTATATTATTAATACGTTCTATTCAATCTATTTTTGAGAAAAGGTCTTCTATTAATACAAATAATAATATTACTCCTAATAATATAAATAATTTTATAGATACTAATACTAATACTAATACTACCTCTAATAATGTAAATAATACCACAAATAATAATATATAATAAATGATAACACCAAGAAATTTTTCATTTGGTTACGATGCGTATCTTGGTATTGACCCTTTACATATTCAATATATTAAGGATACGTATCTTGTATTGCAGAGAATATCTCACACGCCAATGTATCTTTTACAAAGAGCTACTGGCGGTGTTCCAGTAGGCTATTCTGGAGCACAAATCTCTCCACTACCAAATCAATTTGAATTTATAGACAATAGGTATTATTTAACTTTATGGTCTGGTGGTAGTAATCATCCAGATACTAGACCATATGTTAATGATGGAAAAGGTAACATATTTATATATAGTAATAATAATTTATTAACACGTGTATTAACTGTAGATGATATTACGAATGATAATGAAATAGCCGTTATTGAAAAAAAAGATGTACAACCAAACAAAGTTCAAGTTGTATTTAATAAAGGATTCAATAATATAAATTCTATAACATACCATTATACTACATGGGAAGAAGGTGTAGAAGATTTAACTGTAAAACGTGGAGATTCAAATAATCAATCGATATTCGGATGGAAACAATATATAAGTAATTACAATGATTTTGTTCAAAAACCAAATCAAGTTCTTGTTAGATTACCTATTAACATTCAAGATATTGTTATAAGTGACGAAGGTAAAGTTATAATTGAAAATAGAGAATCACATATGGCATGGACACCATATGTAAATGATTTTGATATATTAATATTAGCAGCAGAAGATAGTCCAGATGGATTAGAATATAGATATGAAATAGTAAATTCAACTGATTCAATTATACAAAGACAATTAGTTTCACAACGATTTAAATTAAATTTATTAGAATTCTCAGACGATAGATATAACATACCATACATAAAATAATATGAATCTATATTATAGAATGGAAAAAACTGGCCGTGAAGTATTCGTAGAATACTTACGCCGAGTTTTTCTTTATAGTGGACCCTGGTCTAATAAAGAACTTGAAATAATTAGTGTAGATAAACCAGAACAAGAATTGGTATTTGAACAATTTTTTGAAGAACCAGAAAAATATCCTATTATAACAGTAGGTACTACTGGTGGAACTCATGTTTCAATGAGTTTTAATAATCAAGTAGAAAATATATATGATTTTTTATTTCCATTAGGTAATCGTTCATTATCACTGGTGGAGTTTTCAACAAATTCACCATTCGCATTTAAAATACCAAATAATTTTTCTGGTTCTTTAGGAGGATTTGAATCTGATTTGATTTGGAAAAATGGCGCAAATACAGATGATATTTCTATTAAATTGTACTCTAATTATTTTTCTCCTACTGGTTCTACTTTACTTTCGTCTGGAAGTATAAGAAATTTTGATGATATTAATGTACTTAAAACGTATTTTGGCGCTTTTTATCCACATACAAATATACATAAAAATATAGATTATTGGATTGAATTAACTCCATTAAGTGGTTCTGTTTATAAAATAGCAATTGACCCTAATTATAATGGATTATATTCAAAAGTTAATTATTCTGGGAGTATACCATACGGTACTATATATAGTGGAAGTATATATGGTGGGTTAAGGTATTCTCCGTTTATGAGAATGGGAGGAGCACATGAATTTTCTCTTGTAGTTAAATGTTCTGCAAAAAATTCTATAGAAAAAGTACAAAATTTAGCGGATTTAATAGAAATATATACAAAGATTAGTCAATATGGTAATTTAAATAGATTACTTAACAGTGATACAAAAATAGATTTATCTATGTTATCAAATGATAATGTATCTTTTCTGACAAAACGTGGATTATTTATAAAAAATATAAATAAAGGTGGGATAGAAAATAGAAAACGTGGAGATAACGATGTTATATTCACAATTTCGTTAACTATTGAGGTTCGTTCAGAATGGTATATGGATTTTGATGAGAAATATATAAAAGAAATTTTTGTAAATGTATGTTAATAATACTATAAATTTTAATATAATTATGTTAAATATAGTATGGTAGTTAACGTATATATATACTATTTTAATTTAATTGAATATTTATTCGACTATTGACTTAATAATGTCACATAAGTTGAAACAATTAAAAAGGAAAATAACAATATGAGTTTGTATTCTCCGCCTAAAGTTGACGTTAATGTTGTACCTAATCCCAGAATTATCAATATAGCTGGAGAAGCAAGGTTGCCAGCGATAGTTGGTGTAGGTCCAACAGTAAAATATGTAACAGACGAAGCAGTTCAAAGAGGATTAACAAATATAGATACTTTATCTGTTTACCCTACTTCAAATGTAATTATTACAAAAATATCTAAAAGAGCTGGTTTAAATTATGTTTCTGGTTCTTCTAGTAATGACCCAGATGCTGTTCCTGGATTAAATGGAAGTTTATATCTTGTATCTGGTTCCATTGTTAATGGTGTACCTATACCTGGATATTTTGGTAGTAATGGATTTTATAATAACGGTATAATTTCTTGGAATCAAGAATCATCTGCTGTTACTAACGGATATGTTCCAGCAACTGGTTCAGTTTATTATGTATCTTATATTTATGATGTCGATAGTACACAATTTGAACCAAAAGTGTTTTCAGATAAACAATCGTTAATAAATACATATGGAGAAGAAAACAATACCACTGGTAGCTTGACCACTGCTGCATCAATTATACTTGAAAATGGTTCTCCAGCAGTAATTGTTTGCCAAGTAAGTGGTTCATTATCAAACTACTCCGTTTCATCTTATCGTGATGCTATTGATAAACTCCGTAAAAAAAGTGCAGTAGAAGAAATAATTGCTATATTCCCAAGTGGAAGTTTGCCAACGTCAACATTTAGAGATGATGTTCATACGTATTTATTTCAGCATGTACAACTCATGAATTCCGTTGGTAGATGGAGAGGTATGTATTATGGTGTTCCTTCTCCAAAGTATAATCCAAATGGATTTGACTTAATAGGCGATGCTACCATTTCAAATTCTTATGTAGGTAAAGCAAGTACGTACTCCGATTCAGATGTTATATTAGTTGCTCCATCGGTAGTTTGGAGAACCAACAATAAAAACGAAAGAATTGAACTTGATGGTTCTTATGCTGCTTGCGCTGTAGCTGGAGTTCATGCTGCTCAAACATTAAGGTCTACACCTATTACTGGATTTGCTGTTACTGGAATAAATATTGAGGAAGATAAATGGGATATGTTCCAGATGAATACACTTGGTGCTGGTGGTGTACTTGTACTACAAAACGTTGCTGGTCTTATAACTATAAGAGATGCTATTACTACTGACAGTACTAGTGCGGATACACAGGAAATTAACGTTGTTTCTCAGCGTAGGCTTGTTCAACGTACTCTATCACAAAAATTATTTGAGACTTATACTAATAAGGGTAAAACAATTAACCCACAAACAGTACGAGATGTTGAGGCTACGACTAGGTCCATACTTAATTCATTAAGACAATCTGGAGAAATTTTCGGGTATGGAACCAAAGATGACCCAAATACTGGAGAAACAAAAATAACAGCTATTCAAGATTCAAACGAACCTCGTAGAATTAACGTAACATGCTCTGTTAAATTCTTGTATCCTATGAAATTCATTAGTGTAACAGTATCCACATTTGTATAAGGTTTAAAAATTATGCTTAATCATACTGTAATTCCAAATACTCAATCTGTTGTTTCTTATGCTTATACAATAAAAGCTAATGGGGTTGAAATCGGAACATTACAAGGTTTCAATCCATCAGCAAACAGACCTGTTGAACGAGTTAGAGAGATTCTTAATACTATAGAAGATACATTTGAAATAGTTCCAGGCAGGTCAGAGTTTCGTATAACAATTGACCGTATAGAAACATATAACAAAAACGTTATTAAGGCTTTAGGGTATAATATATTTGGAGAATCTATAGCCCAAATTCGTGACCCTATAACTATAGTAGAACAGATAACTGGACCTAATGGAGAATCTAGACAGATAGTTTATGACCGTTGCTGGATAACATCGTGGTCTAAAACTGTTCAAGAAGGTCAAATTACTACGAAAGAAAACGTAACATTAGAGGTTGAACGTATATTTATGAGCAATACATAAAATTTTCTTTTCTACCAAACCACTGTTTTATCACTTCAGCGGCAAATTATTTTGCCGCTAAATTACCTTTCTTGAGGATACTATGGCATCGATATTAAAAGTATTAACAGAATTAACTGCGTTAAGTCCAAACGGGATAGTAGTTTTAAAACCATTCCGTTCATGGTTTGGAATTCCTGAATGGAGAAATAGACTAGTTGGAATACGATTGCTTAATGCTAAAGAAATAGAACAAGCATTAGAAGTTATTAATACGTATTCTGATACATCAAAGGAGCAAGCATTAAAAAGAGAGATTGTCGCTAGAGCTTTATGGTCTATAGACGGAGCTTATGTTGTTCCAAAAGAAGAACTAGAGCAATATAATAAAGAACATAAAACTGAATTATCAGATTTGGAATACAAACGGATATTTGTAGGTGATTTTGAACAATATGTTGTAGATTATTTATATAACGTGTATTCTGAATTACAACAGAAACAGACTAGAAAGATATTTGGAATATACATGTGTGCAGTATGCAGAAATACAGTTTCCTCTCCTCCTCCAAAAGAAAATAAAATTAAATTCCATACTGCTGAATATATTTGTGATAGTTGTAAAAGCACTATAACAGAAAATGATATGTTTGATTTTGAAGTACAAAACAATAATTTCACAAATATTGAAAATAATTCTACTAATGTAGATAATAACTCTACTAATGTAGATAATAATTCTACTAATGTAGATAATAATTCTAAATCTAATAAAATAAAAACAGTAGCTGATTTTGAATCATTAGAAGATTATAGAAATTATTTAATAGAAAAGGCTACTTCTAATTATGAAGAAAATGAAAAAATATAACGATTATGATATAGAACAATGTTTATTCTATAATAAACCGCCAGAAGTGATTATTTATCCCTTCTGGCGTTCTTGTAATGAAGAAATAAAAAATATTTATTTTAGTATCGAATTAAATTCTAGAATAATAGGGGCAATTCAAGAGAATGAATACAAACAATTATCAAAGGTAATAAAAAAAATAAAAAATATACCAATAAAAGAAGATATATTGCTTGATTTTTTATCAAAAAGTTCAATTTCATTAAATAACACTATTTATTTTGAAACATTTAACGAATTTATAAAATGGAAAAATTATTTTTATAAAACTATACCAGAATATACTAAATCAACAATATCTAGATTTCAATGGGAATTAGTTAAATCAATAGGAATAACTTCAGTAATGAATATTCCTCTTTCTATGGAACAACAACTATGGGTTGCATATGCAAGTGCTTATTTTAGACAAGATGAAAAAAATTTTATAATAGAACTTGTTAATTCTCTTCATCCATGGTTAAATTATGAACTATTTCAACATGTTAAACAGATAGAAAAAAACAAAAAAACAAATGTAAAATATGAAGAACACATAAAAAAGATGTATAGTGGTACATTTGGACTTTCTGAAAATGATGAAAAAATTATTAAACAATTAGAAAGACAAACTAATTATGATGATAATGATTTAGACATAATTAAATAAAAAAATATGGCTAATGAAAAAGAAAATATAGACTTAAACGATGCACTAAAACTAGAAACAACTAGTATTACTACTTTATCCACTGCTGTAGGATTACTATCCCAAATAAAGGGATTAGTTTACGAAATAGCTCGTAATCCAATAGCTGCACCACTTGCTGTATCATCAATAGAGCATCAAATAGTAAATTTTATCAATAATTTAAAAAAGACACGTGAAGAACTCCAAAAAATAAATAGAGAGATGTCTATTTTTAAAGACCCTAGAACTTGGACAGGAATTGGTTCTGCTGCTTTAGCTGTAGGATTTAGAATACAATATATTAAAGATGAATTAGAAAAAACTAGACTATCTTTATATAAAATAGGTGGAGAAAAACCTGGTGGTGCATTCGGCACTGGTATGGCTAATGCACTTGGATTTACTAAAGAACAAGCAAGAATGCAAGAGATGTATGGTAAACAATTTGTAGAAACTTATATACGTACTGTTTCTACTTTACAAGAAAGATTAAGAAGAGAAAATATGCATCCAGATAAACAAAAAGCAATGTTTGAAGCAATTACTGGATTATCTGAAGCAAGCGGAGCTGATTTTGCTAAAGCAATTGAACTTATTCAAGATAAATTAGGTGCATTTAATACAAATTCAGTAGAAGTTCTTACATCGTTAAAAATGATTGAAGAGGCTTGGTTAAATCAAAAAACAGCAATTGGTTCTTTAAATGAGAATATTGAAGCTGGAACAGAACTAATAAGCGAATTTATTAGACAAGGGATGCGTCTTCCAGAAGCAACGATTAAGATGTTGGAATTAAATGAAGCAGCTAATCATCTTCATTTAACAACTAACGCAATGTTAGATTTATTTAGAAATGCTTCAGTACTTCAAGAATTTGGTGCATCTGGTGTTCAAGCTAGACTTAAAATTACTGGTGGTTTACAAACTATACCAGGTGGTTATCCAAAAGAAATAAAAGATATATTACAAAAATATAAAGGATTAAGACCAGAAGAAGCCCTATTTGCAATGAAATATACTGAAGGTGGAACTAAAGATTATCTTACTTTTATGCAGGCTTATCTTAGAGCTATTTTACCTATGAAAGAAGGTAAAGTAGATACTTTAACATTAGCTAAAAATGCAAGACAAATAGAAAAAGAATTCTTCTTACCACCTGGTGGATTAGACACAGCAATTAAATTAGCAGAAGCTGAAGATGTATCAAAACTAAAAGATGAAAAATCTATAGAAGAATTCAGTAAAAAACTAAATGAAATAAATAGAGACCCAATGAATGCTTTTAATGATTTATTAAAAGAAATTGTAAATGCTGCTGGAACATGGCAAGATTCTATGGAAGCATTATTAAAACAAATACAATTACTTGTTCCTCAAGTAGGAAAATTAGCTGATGCTATAGAAATAGCTGCATTTACTATAGGCGGAGTGTCATTATTAAAAGGTGGAAAAAATTGGATAAAATTTATAAGAGATTTATTATCTGGAACAAAAACTACTCCTACAGGTGGTCCTACATGGGGTGGTGGTTGGACTACTACTACTACAGGCGAATGGGGTGGCGGTTGGAGCGGCGGATGGGGTACACCACCTCAACCTCCAGTGGGTGGAGGAATAGGTAAAACAACATTACGTTTAGCAAAACAAGCTGTTAAGTTCGCACCAGCAATTTTAAGTGCATATGATGCAACACAAGCTGAAGAACGTGGAGATACAGGCACTTCTGCATTATTAGGTGTTAAATCTGCTGCCGAAGGAGCACTATCCTTTGTTCCAGGGGGATTTGCTGTTAGCGCTGCTGCTGAAGCAGTACAGAGATTTATTCCAGCAATCATGCAACAATTCAAAAAACCAGATATGTCTATGTGGACTAGAGAGCAAATAGAAGATTATGAAAAAAGGTATGGATTTTGGAATATATTTAAAAGTGGAAGAGTTGAAGGTAGAGAAGAAGAAAAATCAAAAATACAAAATAATGTAAATATTGAAGCTAAAGTATTTATTGATTCTGAACAAATAGCTAGTCGTGTAGAACAAAAAATAAATCAATCAAAATCAACAACCTCATCTAAACCGTAATGCCATCTCGTGTTCCTATAAAAATATTTAAATTACAACAAATAAAACCTGGTGTTTTTGACTTATCTCCAACAAGATTTTTACAGGGATTTACTACTAAAGATATTATAATAAATAGTGATGGTTCTGAAGTAATTAACATAGGTCAAAAACCATCAAACCAACCATTAGCTGAAACTACTTCAACACGTGTTTATACTGACCAGTTTGGTAAATTTGTAATTCTTGATGGTGCTAATAAATTTTATATTAGAAATCCAGAAAAGCCACAGCAAGAATCCATAGATGTTTTTGAATTTTATGTAAATCCTCAAAGATTAACTTTAAATTATCAAAAAAAAGTTTCTGAAATACGAACTAGAGGTGGATGGGAAATTCAACATTGGGGTGATGAATTAACTGAAATACGAGTTGAAGGTAAGTCTGGAGGAGCACATAGAAAAGGTATTTTAAAAAATATTAATAGAGATGTTACAGTAAGTGCATTAGAACAAGAATCCTCTAGACAACAAAGTGATGGTGGTGATGGATTGAGAATTAACGAGGATGTTACACATTCATTAGCATGGCAAAGACTTTTAGCATTAAAAAAATTATATGATATAGACCATGCTGTTAGAAATCAAGAAGAATTAACTTTGTTAGGCATAGCTGTTTATGATTCATTTTATGTTGGATATTTTACCAATTTTACTGGACCAAATCATGACGCAAACGACCCATATCAATTTTCATATGGGTTTACATTTAAAGTTTTATATGAAACTAATGTATCTACGTTTAACCCATCAGTTAAGGCTGCTGTAACTGCTGGAACTACATTTTCGTTTTTAAAAATAAAAGATTTGAATCTTTAATTTATGGCTAATGTTATACATTATTATCCAGACGCTTTAGTTGTATTTGTTAAGGGTTTTAGAGAAGTAGAAAATGTATCTCGTGAAGACCTATTAATGATACAAACTAAAGAAATTATGTCTGCAAATATAACACTAACGGTTGCTAATAGTGCTAGCACATTTTCATTAACTATTAACGATACAGCTAATAAATTTTTTCAATCAGATAATCCAGAATTAGAAGTACGTAATCTACGTGCTAACTCTGAATTTCAAGTAAAAAGAGATGTCTCGCAACGTGGATTTAAATCACAAAAAAAAGGAGGTTTATCCTATTATGAATTTAATGGATTTAGAGGAGCACCAGAAGATATTAATAAATGGTTCGATTTTGAATGGGGTACATTAGTTGCAGTAGACAATAATAGTTTTAGAACAATTGTTTTTTATAGAAGAAATCCAGCTGGAGATATTGTGGAACGATGGGCATTTGATGAAAAAGGTGATATTATAAGAGTTGTACCGCACTCTATCTCAGAAAAAGAATTTAGAAGTCCTAATAGTAATGGTAAAACATTTTTATTAAAAGTAGAAAATGATAAAAAAAGAATATCTACTAGATATTTTACACTATTAAAAACTAAAAATTCAGATTTCATGTTAAAATATCAAAATGAAGTTAATAATCCATTAAAATTAGGAAGATTAAAAATAGAACCAATGGATAGAGTTGCTATATTTTTATCTAAAAGATATGAAAAAACAAATGATGGTTCTTGGCAAATAGTACAATCTCCAAAAACAGAATTAATTAGAACATTTACTGGTTTAGTTAATACAGTTCAAGCTGAATATTCTCCAGATGCTGGTAATATAATTACTGTATCTGGCGAAGATGTAACAAAGTGGTTAAAATTATCAGTTGTTCCAGTAAATCCAGCACTATTAACAGACCAAACAGGAGATGCATTAAGATTTTCCTATTCAGATACATCTGATTTAAATTTTTATACAAATATATTTCAAGGTATGAAAACACCAGATTTAATTAAATTATTAACAGTTGGTTATGAGGGGCTAGAAGATGATGATAAATCAAAAATTTCTGGAAATTTTAAAAAAGTAAGGGGTGTAGATACATATTCTGTAGCAAGAAATGCAACAACAAATCCTGAAAATATAGTTTACGACCAGAAACTCAATGCATTTAGAATAGAACGTAATAATAAACATGTAAAAACTGTATCAACAGTTAATATACGTGACATGATGGGTAGTCTTTTTACAAAAAGTTCTGTTCATGTCATTGACCCAACAAAAAGTAAATTAGACGCGTATTTGGCTTATAATGAGAATTTTCAATTACCAGCAGAATTTCAAACAGAATATCAAAATAGACGTGATATATGCTATAAAGCTGCTGAAGATTCTAATTTTAATTTTTATGCAGATAGAAATGGTCATATATGGTTTCATCCTCCAAGATATTCAAATGCTTGGATATTATTAGAAGAAAATGATAAGTTAAGAATAATAGACGAAAATTCTATTATTAATTATGCTTTTGTTGAAGATGATTCAAACGTATATAGTACTTGTATAGTATCATCAGAACCAGATTTACGTAAAAAGGTAGTACCTGGAACTGAAATGTTTAACAGAGGCTCATATACAGATGAATTATTAACATATAAGTATGGAAATAAGATATTAACAGTTTCAAACCCATTTGTTGCTAAAATGGGTGGAAGTTCAGTTCCATTTGCTTCTGAATCAGCTACTTTTTATGCAAAAGCTATGTTAATGAAATTGTTAGCTAATAAATCTCAAGGACAAATTACAATAACTGGAAGAGCAGAAATAGACCCAGGATTTCCTATTTATATACCATTTAGAAATATGATTTATTGGGTTGAAACAGTTGACCATTCCTTTAGTTTTGGAGGACAGTTCACTACAACATTACATTTAGCTTATGGTCGTAAGCCATGGGAAACTATAGCAGAAGTTATTACTCAATCATTTGATATGATACATTCTACAGATGGTCACATAAGTATTGTAAGAGAACCACAAAAAAATCAACCTTCTATTGATGGTGAAGGAAAAAGAAAATCTAAACCTATTTCTGATGATAAATTAAATCCAGATATTAAAAAAGTATAAAAATTATGCCTATTAATAAAAATATAAGAAAAAATTCAGATTTAAAATTTATTATGATTCATCATTCTGAACATTATAATAAAATACGTGGTAAAGATATTAATATATCATTTGTTCAAGAAGGTCAATTTGGAATTCCATTTGATATTATAATTAATGTAGACGGTAAAGTAGATTTAGGACCAAGATGGATTAGAGCAGAAAATCCATTACACTATGAAGAAAATGTTCCATTATATTCTGTATTTAATTATACATTACATGATATTTCTGATGCTTGTCCACAACAACAGATGAATTATCAAGCAATTCATATATTATTAATAGGTAATTTTGATGAAGACTTGCCGTCTATAATTCAAATAAATGTATTAGAAAAATTAATCAATTTAATAAGAAAAAATGTTCCAACTATAAAAGATATTTTATATCACAGTGATATAGTATCAATATCTTGTCCAGGTATAAGACTAAATGATATAATACGTAAAGATAAATTAAGAAAAATATTATTACCAGATACAAAAGATACTCATGAATTTAAAATTCAAGGAAGTATTATTCCAGTTCTTTATTTAATTGATAATACATCTCCAGACGTAAATATTGGATGGAATGATGTAGCAACACAAGCTAATGTATCTGTTAGTTATTATAATATTTATCGTATAGATGTTACAAGTAATGGTACTATTACAAAAATAGGAACTTCAACTGGACTTACTTTTGATGATTTTAATGTTATTGTTGGAAATACATATACGTATTATGTATCTGCTGTTTTATCTAATGGTATTGAGAGTCAATTATCAAATGCAGTAACCACCACTGTTTCAGGAGTAATTCCATTAAAATATTTATATGTATTTACAAATACTGGAAAAATTGTAGTATTTGATATTTCTACACCAACAAGTCCTATATATTTGGGAATAGCTTATAATGCTGGTGGAATATCGGTTGGTTTAGAGCCAGTAAGAATGATTCAAAGTGATACATACATATATACTATATACAATAGAAATATTAGAGTATTTAATTGGGTATCAAATCCGACATCTTTATCACTAATAGGTACATTTTTTGGAGACTCTTTTATAAATGATTTGAAAGGTCAATTTATAAGAGTTTCACAAAATAGATTAATTGCTAATTTAGGAAGTACAAGTTCAGGTATAAGAGAATTTGATATTACAGACCCATCAAATATAATAGCAGGAGTGTCATCCACTGTGGGTGGACCAGGTAAATTTAGCGGATGTATAGATTCAAATGGTATATGGTGGGGAGGATGTTTTAGATTTGCATCAAATGGATTATACAAAGCTCCAGTTATTCCTACAATGGGTGCTGGTTCATTTATGATTAATAATATTGATTTAGCTGAAAACCCATCAGCTATTGTAGGTAACCACTTGTATATTGGGTTACAACCAGGACCAAGTACAATAAATATTTATAATATTTCTTCTGGAACACCATCATTTGTAGGTTCATTCAGTATCGGTAGTGGTGGAATAAACTATATTGGGTTAAACAATAATTATTTATTTGTATTAATAAATGATGCAACAACAAAAATTCATGTTAAAATATACGATGTTAGTAACCCAGCTTCACCCATATTTGTTGGTCAAACTCCTGCCGTTAGTGGTAGAGATGGTGCTGGTTCTTTATCACAAATAGTAGTTAAGAATAATTATCTATATACAATAGCAAGAGTTACTAGCGTTAACGCAATAAGATTATTAGTATTTGATATATCAAATAAAGTATCACCTAATTTAGTTGCAGATGTGGATATTCCAACTGGAGATAATCCAATATCAGGACTTACTATGACTGGTTATCCAAATGAATTACAAAATCAAGGTGGTAATATAAGTCTAATATAATTATGGCTATTATTAAAAGAAGAAAAATATTTTACAATAACGCATATAATCCTCAAGAACAATTATTTTCTTATAACAGACCTGCTGTTATAACAAATGTTGATACCGAACGAGGAGTTTGTTCTTTAAATTGGTTGGATAATCCAGGAGGTAGAGTAGATGTTTTGCTTACACAGGGTAGTTGGGGCGAGTATAATATGCCTGTTCAAGGTGCTATTGTTTTAGTTCAATTTGATAAACATGAACAAGCACGAATAGTTAGATATGTTAATCTTAATCAGGCTGCAAGACAAAAACCTACGTCTGAAGGAGGTTATGGAGATTTACCAAAGTTAAAACCAGGAGAGAAATTTTGGGAAAGTTCTGGTGGTGCATTTATATATATGACAAGCGATGGTAGAATACTTTTATCATCTCCTTTCGATGATACTTTTGAAATAGACCCAAATATAAATTTAATAAAAGGAAAAACTGTTAATTGGAAAATTGTAAATGCTGCTGGAAATGAATATAGTGGTCAAGTAAAAAGATATATACAAGAAGGAAATACTGCGACTAATAAAATAATAACAGATAACGTTCCTACTAGTAAATTTCCAGACGGCACTCCTCTTACAGAGTATAATTTAATAATTAATGATAAATATCAATCAGATAGCCCAATATGCAAAATTATAATAGGTAGTGTTGTTGATAATGAAGGAAAAGTTAAAGATAAAGATGGTAATGTTGTAAATCCAAATAGTAGTTCTGCACTAGCCTTAAAGTTAGATATAAATTCAAATTATGGTTCGCTATCTATAGTTATAGATAAATCTGGTAAATTCTATATAACTTCACCAAAAATAGTATTAGGAAGTAATGATGCTACTGAAAAGGCAGTGTTGGGCAATAAACTTAAAGAAAAATTAGAAGATTTGATAGATAGTATTACAAATTTGACTGTACCAACTGCATTTGGACCATCTGGAACTCCAATTAATTCAGCATCTTTTATTAGTATAAAAAACGAATTATCACAAATTTTAAGCGAAAAAGTTATTTTAAAATAAAAATGTCACTTAATTTATCTACAATAATTACAGAATTAAAAAAAATTTTTGATAAAAAATATATTGGATTTGAAGGATTTCCATCTTCAATAGAAGATGCATCTACTAGATGGGCTGCCGCCATAGATACATATGCTGGTATAAATATAATACCTTCTAGTAATTCTTATAATCAAGCTAAAAATTCATTTAAAAATATTTTACTTACATTATCATTAAATACTAATGGTGAAAATATCATAAAAAATGCATTTGATAATTATGCTTCTGTAATAGCGTCTGGTATGACTGGATATATTAGTGTACCACCTCCAGTACAAATAGATTTTACTCAAGCATTTTTAATTGGTAAAAATGGTGGAAGTAGTAATGATGTTGCTAATTCAATGGGCAATATAATACATAATTGGTTTAAAACTGGTACGGCTACACCAATTGGAGGTGGACCTACAATAAATTGGTCCTAAAAAAACAATATGGCGAATAATATTGTTGACAAAATAGTGGAAGAAACTGGTTATGATAAATGTATTGTATCTGCAATAGTAGGTTTATCATATCCATTAAGACAATTATTAATAACATTTTTAAATACATATAAAGCTAAATTTATTGCTGAAAAATCAAAAATGATAGGGAAAGCTAAACAAGCTGATATTGTATCGGAACAAGTGGGAAATGTATTAACGGCTGCACGTGCCGCTCTTGCTCCAGTAGATTCTATAATAAATACTATTCCAATTGAACAAATAGTTAAATCGTGTCCTACTGTATTAGAAGAACTAAAAACTATATTTGATAATAGTCCAGCTGCAATACCTTCAAATACAGTTACTCAAGCATTAAATATAGATGAATTTGATATTTTTTCTGGAGTAACTAACTATAAAAGTCTTAGAAATAAAATAGATGAATTATCTTTTAGATTACAAAGGTCATTAAGTATTTCCGATAAAGCAAATAAACTATCATCTGATATAGATAGGTCTATATCTATAATAGACAAGTATTTAACTATATTATCTAAAGCTCAATAATATGGATGCATTATTTAAAGTAAAATGTGACCATTTAATAGGTATACCTCCACAGCAATTTACATTAACATCTTGTGCTAGATGTTTAGGTAAAGGTTATTACAATGGAGTACAATTTGGACCAGATGGTAGAATTATAACTGTTACTGGTGTTGATAAATTATCTCAACAAATTGTTAAAATTCTAACAGAAAAGAAAAGACCATCTGGTTATGGGTTTGATACAAATATTCTATCTGGAGTAATTACGCCAAGTACTTTAACTGCTGTAAAATCAGAAGTAATCAGATGTATAGAATATTTAAAATCTTTACAACAAAAAGAAAAATCAGAAGGATTTATATATTTACCTACTGAAGAAATAGCTAATGGATTTCCTATAACAACTATAGATGCTTTTATAAATCCTAGTGACCCTCGTGGAGTATTCGTAAATGTGTCGATTTTAACTGTTTCTGGTTTAATTGCTGAAGTATCAACGCAAATTAGAAGGTAATTCAATATGGCTAGAAATTTTTTAACAATAGTACAAGCATTTAAAGATTTTATTAGAAGTAGAAATTCAAAAGTTGAATTAAGTGAAGGAACTTTTACAAGAGATGTTGTAATAGACGCTCCAGCTAAAGAATTTGAATTATTGTACACAAGAATTGACCAAGTTTCAGATGAACAAAGTATTAATACTGCTAGTGAAGCTGGGTTAGAAAAAACACTTTTAAATTTTTCAAAAGTAATTAGAGGTGCTAGGAGAGCAAGAACTATTGTACGATTTTTCCGAAATCAAGCACCACAATCAGACATTGTTATACCATCAGGAACATTAGTATCCACACCACTATCAAATACTAATACCGCAATAAGATTTAGAACAATTCAATCAGCAACCATGGTTGCTTCACTGGCTTTAAGTTATTTCAATACACAAAATGGAAAATATGAAATAGCTGTAGAAGTAGAGGCTGTTAACGGTGGGTCTGATGGTAATGTTGGTGCAGGAACTATAACGAATATCAATGGAGCAATAGCTGGAATAGATGGGGTATATAATCCATTCGCAGCAACTGGTGGTTTAGATAAAGAAACTACTGCCGAAATGAGGTCAAGATTAAGTGCTGCATTAGCAGGTACAGCGTTAGGTTCAGCTAGCGGATTTTTATCTTTTATTTTAGATAAAGACTTTGTAGAAGATGCTGTTGTAGTTGGAAAAGGACAAACTGGAAGAGCAGACATAGGAGCCGTTGATATTTATATCAAAGGTAAATTATTCAGAGATTTTAAAGATGAATTTTTTAGTCCATTTGAACCGTATCCAGATTTTGTGTTCAGTAAACAACCTGTGATAAAATCTTCAATTAATACAGTTGTATCTAGTATAAGTGGAAATTTATCAAATTCTTCATGGATTATTCAAAAAGATTCTGGAGCATATGGTGGTTCTATTTTAGCTCAAGATAAATTACATTGGTTGTCGTCTATTCCAATTTCATCTGGCTCAATAATAGTTAATTATCAATATAATGGATTGATTGAAGATTTGCAGTCCTTACTTAAAAAAGAAAATCAAAACGTTATTAATTCTGATACATTAATTAAATGGGCTAATGAGATACCAATTGATGTTACCGTGAGTATTCGTGTTATGCAAGGTTTTTCTGGTTCTGATGTTATATCGCTTGTATCTTCTGCTATAAATACATTCTTATCAAATTTAAAAATAGGTCAAGAAATTCAACAAGCAGATATAGCAAGAGAAGTATTGAATGTTGCTGGTGTTGATGATGTATTATTACCATTTACTGTTTTTAAATCTCAAGATAATACTATATTACCAAATAGTTTTAATAATTTAACAATACCTAAAAATTCATATGGTTCTCCAGGTACAATAACAGTTAACATATTTTAATATATGTCTATATATCTTAAATGGCAAAATACTGAACCAGATACAAAAGAAAGATTTATTGCAAATCTTTTTTCAAATTTATCTTTATGGTATCCTGTAAATATACAAGGATACTATGATTTATATAATATTTTAGAAATGTATGGTTCAGAGTTTAGTTCTGGTTCTTCACAAATAACACAAACATTTAATGATTTGTTTATTGAAAATGTAAGAACTGGAGTAATAAATGATAGAAATGTTAGCAAGATGTATGATAACTTTGGAGTAATGGTTGGTATAAACAAAACTCCATATCAAGAATATGACCAATTTAATACTAATTCATTATTAAATAGTTATAGACAAGAATTAAAATTATTATATTTGTCGTATATAGAAGCAACTACTCAAGATTCATTAAATAGAATCGGACATGCTATAAATTGCATAGGACCAGTAATTATAGAACCTATATTAAATTATCCAGGTTGGGTATTAATGGATTATTCTGGTTCAGTATTAAATGTTGCTTATAATCAACAATCCAGACAATTTTATGCAATGGTTTATCCTCCATTTGGACGTTATGGAAGTATATTACCAATACTGAAACCAGTAATTAATACTGGTAGTGTTATATCTATGAGTTACAGTATTTTAGGATTAAATACAATATTGATGGATGAATATTCCTTAAATGCTGGAGTAATACTATATTTCTTTATACCTTCTGGCTCAATAAATCAAATAAACGATACACAAAATATAATTAAAACTGCTGTAGACAATGTTTTACCAGCATATATTAAACCACATATATTTTATTCATACGATTTCATTTCATGGAGACCAGTTCAACCAGCATCAGATATTATGGTTTCTGGTTCAAATATATTTGCAATAAGCAAACATGGTTGGATATATAATGCTAATCCAACACATGTTACTGGTTCTATATTTATTACAGACGTAATTGAAATACCATGATTTCTGGTTCATTTGACATATCACCTTCTAATGTTGGATTTAACGGAGAACTATGCAAATTTACATGGTATTCAAATAATGCTACTTATGCTTTTATTCCAGAATTTGGAATTTTACCTCCAGAAGGTTCAAGGTATTTATATGTATATGAACCAAAAACTTTTACAATTACATTTAGTAATACAGTAGAACAAATACAAATTAATAAATCTGTTACAGTAGATAGTGACCCATCATGTAATATAAGATTTTCAAAAGATAATACAACTCAAATATGTGTTGTTAGAAATGTTCAAGAACATATATTTAATAAACATAGACCACCATACAATGGAACAGCATTTTATATTATAAGTAGTACTCATTTCGTACCTATTTTAACATTAAGTGACGAAGACTTTGCTGTACTATAAAAATTTTATAAGGTGTAACAAAAATGAGAAAATTAACAAAAGTACTTTTAAAATTAAATAATGGAAATTATCAACCAGATAGTGGACAATCTTTATCTATAAAGACAGATGAACCAACTCCTGTAATTGTTGCTAATGCAATAGAAAATCCACCAAATAGTGGAAATTATGAAATTACTTGGAATGAAATTCCAAAATATGGATTTTGGTATGTAAATAACATAATTAAAGAAGAATGGGGTAGATTATGGTTAGGTTCTGTTGTAGGTAATATAAATTATGTAAATGATTTTTTAGTTGATGGTGATTTAAGTGTTAATGGTAGTGTTATTGTAACAGGAAGTGTTATTACAGATAAATTCCAGATGACATCTGGAGCGGTAAGTGGATATGTATTAACATCAGATGCAAATGGTAATGCATATTGGTCAAGTGGTAGTGGAGGTGGAGGTACTACTAATCATGCTGCTTTAACTAATCTTGATTATTCTTCATCAGGTCACACTGGATTTGCTGGAACTGGAGTAGTAAATCAATTTTCACAAAATCAAATTATTACAGGTAGTGTTATTGTAACAGGAAGTGTTATTACAGATAAATTCCAGATGACATCTGGAGCGGTAAGTGGATATGTATTAACATCAGATGCAAATGGAAATGCAAGTTGGATGCCTTCGGGTAGTGGAGGAGGTACAACTGACCACGCTGCTTTAACTAATCTTGATTATTCTGTATCAGGACATACTGGATTTGCAGGCACTCAAGTTTCCAACCTTTTTACTCAACCTCAAACTATCTCTGGAAGTTTAATTACTACTGGAAGTTTGAGATTAAAAAATCCTGAGAGCTTTAACACAAATATAGTATTTACTGGCACTGGTCTTAACGATTTAAGTGCGAGTGGTAGTTTTAGAGGTAGGCTTGATAGCAATTTTGTAGTAATAAAAATTGATAGTACTTCTCCTTCCAATGGTTTGCCTGTAGATACATTTTCTGTACAAAATCAAGGTGAATTTGTAGTACCGCAAAATCAAATAACACCAGGACTACCACAAGAGGTGTCTGACGGTATATTTATCACATTTACAAATGGTACAGGTCATACACTTAATGATACATGGACAATAAACCGTCAAGTTAATAGTGTTATTATTGTTGATAAACAAGATGGAGCTAAGTCTATAGAGGTAGCTCCATCTGGAAAAATGAGATGGTACGACCAAACAGGAACTTCAGTACAACCATTTCCTGCTTATGGTCACGTTATGACTACACGTGGAACTATATCAACTGCTGGTCGTGCTATAGGCCTTCAGATTGTAAATCACACTGATATTGCTGGTGATTTACTTGTAGGTGCATTTTTTGATTGTAGAGTAAACTCTGGAGCAAGAAGAGCTACATGGACTACGCCTAATATGCTTGGGTTTGGTATTCCATTACGACTTAATACTGTAATGAGATATGGAACAATGGTTGGATTTGAACTTCAACCTCAAATAAATGTTACTGGCGGTCACGTTGATACAGTAATTAATGTTAGAAATCAAGTGTTCCCAAATAATGGTACAGTGGGCAGATGGTATGGAATTGCAAATTTTAGTGGTGAAGCTAATCTTAATAATATTAGTGAAGGATATGGAATATTCCAAAGTGCAGATAAAGTATTAAATGTTTTTGGTCATAAATCTATATTTGGAAATACTAATCCTCCTATTCATAATGCCGATTATACATTAGATATTTCAAAGAATATCTTTATAGCAGATAAAACTCAATTAGGTAGTGAACTTGTTGTCAATGGAGATTTTTCAAGTGGTAGTGGGTGGGATTCTACTGGATGGACAATATCTGGTGGAATAGCAACACATAATACAGGAAATACTAATCCACTTACACAATCTGTACCTATTACTATAGGTAATGCATATGTTGTTTCATATCAACAACTTATGCCTTCAACTTCAAGTGCTGGTACTGTTACTGTAAGTATTGGTGGGCAAACATTCCAGACAAGTAATTATAATAGTACATTTACAAAAACATTTATTGCTACTACACAGGACCCACTACAAATTACTCCTTCCAGTAATTTTGATGGTAGTATCGACAATGTTAGTGTAAAACAAATACTTACACCAAACAGTGTAAAATTAGTTAATCTTGGTAGTACTGCGCTTGGTAAAACATCGGCAAATAATACTCTTGATGTTTTAGGTACTGTATCTGTAACTGGTAGTGTTATTGTAACAGGAAGTGTTATTACAGATAAATTCCAGATGACATCTGGTGCTGTAAATGGATATGTACTTACTTCGGATTCAAATGGTAATGCATATTGGTCAAGTGGTAGTGGAGGAGGTACTACTAATCATGCTGCTTTAACAAACTTAGATTATTCTGTATCAGGTCACACTGGATTTGCGGGAACTGAAGTAGTAAACCATTTCACACAAAATCAAGTAATAACTGGTTCTATTTATACTCTAAGTCCTATTTTTATTTCAGGGTCACTTGCATCTAATGCTATAACAAGTGAACCATTTCTTATGGTACATAGACCATTTAATAGTGGAGTATCTTTCCCTGAAATTGTTCAATTCAATATAGGCTCTTATGCGACAGGTATAGGTTCTGAGTCGAAATTTGAAATATACTTGAAATCTATATCTGATGGAGTAATTAGTGCAGATAACCTCGTAGCAAGTTTTCAAGCCAATAATGTATTAGATTTACCAAATGGTATAATTCAATCTCTTACGAAAATTGGAGTAAATATAGGAGCCTCTGTATTACCTGATATACCTTTACAAGTTAATAGTCGTAATGATGCTTTACGCGGGAATTATTCTGTTACAAACTGGAATTCATCTGGACAAGCTGTTCCAGCAATGTTTAATACTCCTACTAATAATGGTGGTAATTCTCCTGAACCACTATTTCCAGCAATTGTACTTGCTAGAGAGGGTGTAGGTGGTCAAAAATATAATAATTATGTCGATTTTAGAATAGGAAGTTATCAAAGTGGTTTATCTCCAGCAACAGCATTAGCTATTGGATTATACAATATCCAAACAGATGCTACTACTAATGTTGTACAAGTAATGTTCTCTGATGGAAGAGTTGCAGTTGGTAATGTAAATTCGATTACAACAAATAATGTTCAGAATAATTTTGAAGTATTTGGAAAATCAAGATTCAATAACAATGTACAAGTTACAGGTAGTGTTATTGTAACAGGAAGTATTATTACAAATAAGTTCCAGATGACATCTGGAGCGGTAAATGGATATATATTATCATCAGATGCTGTTGGAAATGCTAAATGGATTGCTTCAAGTACTATAGGTACTACTAATCATGCTGCTTTAACTAATCTTGCTTATTCTTCATCAGGTCACACTGGATTTGCGGGAACTGGAGTTTCTAATACATTCACTAAAACTCAAATTGTTTCAGGTGGTATTGTTGTAACTGGTAGTTTGAGTATAGAACCTACTTTTATTAGTTCACCAGGTTTATATACAGTTCTTAGTAAAGATTATGTTATTTTTGCAAGTGCGTCTTTAGGAGACATTCATATTCAATTACCTCCTATCAATATTTCTGTTGGTAGACATATCAAAATTAAAAAAATAGATTCATCGTCTAATAATGTACATGTATCTGGGTCATCTGGACAATTAATTGACGCTAATGCTGTGAAAAGTCTAACTACTCAATACGCCAGTTTAAGTATTATTGGTACTAGTACTCAATGGTATATTATATGAGGTTTTTATGGCAGCATTTAATTGGTTTTATGATTGGTGTGCGATAGCAAAAAACGATGCTTTTTATACAGTAGAATTTAGACAATACAATAGTCAATCGATACCAGACTCATTACCATGGAAAAGATATGACCCTATATTTCCAATACCTTTATTGAATCTTTCAACTGATGGTTCAGTAAAAGGTCATTGGACATTCGCAGTAACTCATCCAACTCAATCTGTATATGATATATCTGGAAATAAAGCTAATTTAATTAATTCAAAAATTACTGTAGAAAATAATAATTTATGGGTTTCAAGACGAGACCAAACAAAGTATATGATATTAGGTGGTGGCAGTACTGGATACAATTTATCAACTACAGCACCGTCTTTAGCCTTCAATGATAGTTTTTCGTGGGAAACATATATTTATGGAATAGATGCAACTACAAATGCATCATATTTATCTTTTATTAGAACTGGTTCTATTGCAGACAGTGGATATTCTATAGAATTTGACTTTTTAGGAAAATATGTTAAATTTACTGTTGGTTCAGCATCTATATCACAAAATGTAACTGCTTCTATTTCTAATATACTATCTGAATCTGGTTATCCTCAAAATTATCATTATTTTGCTGGTTCATATGTAAAAAATTATGGTTTATATTTATTTATAGATGGAGCACAAGTAAGTTTTAAACCATATACTGGAAGTATAGCATCACAAAGTGTACCATTTAATATAAGAAATGGTCAAAATTTATTTATAGATGAATTTGTAATATATAGTGGTAATTTAAATGCACAAAAAGCATATTATAATTATAATTTAACAAAAGAACGTATTAGATATTTAGGGCTTCCGTCTGGTTCATATCATAAATTTCATCAAGCCAAATTTACTGTATGGGCATCTGGAAGCAATGAATTTGAATTACATGCTTTTTCATTAAAGGGTTTACAAAATGTTTCTGCATCTATTATTGACCCAAGAATTGCAGATTTATATTCTTTACCAATATTTATGAGTACATCAGGTAGTTCTGGTCAACAAATAGGAAACCCACAATCATAGGAGTATAATATTTGTTATGAATAAATCATTTTTCTTTCCGTTTCAAAGAGTTACCGATGCTGATTTAAATTTTATTGAGACTTCTAAAGAAGAAGCTATAAAACAACAAACAGCATTTATTTTAGCTAAATTTAATCATCAATTTAGTGGTTCTATTCCTGTTAATCTTAGACAATCCATACAAGATACATTTATAAACCCCAATACATACAGAGGCATAGGTGGCGGATATGGTTCTGATTATTTAAAACCAGTCACAGGGTCTGTTTCATCTATATCTATTAACCGTGGTTGGGCTATAACAGATGGAATGGATATAATAATATTATCTAATCCTGTAACAATAAACCAAGGTGATAATACATTTAATAAATCATGGGGTACGTTAGTAAATGGCAATATTGCATATGTAACTATAGAATATCAACAATCGTCTTCATCTGTAGGAAATGATGCACAAGGCAATACTTATTATAAAAGATACTTTGGAGATTACAAAGTTGTTGTATCTTCTGTTTATCCATCTGGTTCTAATCAAGTACCTCTAGCAACATTTATAGCTAATGGTAATTTAATAACACCAGACACATTTCAGGACGTAAGAGAATGGGCACGACCTTGGGGTATATCTAATAGTATTTATGATATAAATCCAATAGTTCAAAGTTTAGCTACATTATACGACCATACACATGCAGTAGGAACTGGAAACCCGACCGCAACAAATCCTCATGGGTTATCTTTAAATGATTTAGGTTTTGTTGATTCAGTATCATTCCATAGGAAATTAGAACATGGAAATGGTATAATAATATTTGATAAATCTAATACAAACGCTTTTCTTAGCTATAGTGGTTCAATTGTTAGCCCAACGTCTAACGCATATATAGCATTTAATCCACCATTCGCTGCAACAGCATCTATAAATGGAGTATTATTTTCTGGCTCAATACCTTCACTATCTAGTTCTGGATTTCAAAATGGAGATTATTGGGTAGTAGCAAATCAAGCTGGACAACCAACTTTTATAGCTACTTCATCTATTAATTTTGATGATAACAATATTTTAATAAATTCTCCTTATCTTCTTTTAGGTAAAGCAAATATAGCAGATAATGGAGATGATATTACTTCATATCAAGATTTAAGAAGATTTTATACAATGCAACAGACAATTGTGGGTGCTGATGTAGATGAAAATATACAAAACCCATCTTTGCCATTATATAGATATAATACATTAAGAGATAATTTAGATAGATTGCGTTATCAAATAAAAAGTGTAACTGGAAATTCTAATTGGAAAACTACTCCAGAAACAAACTTACATGTTTTACGTGAAGTTATTGGTAAGATAAGTACTGGAAGTGTGTCATTTTGGAATGGAGCAGATGTTGCTACTTTAGATATTGGTATTGGAGATAGAGTACATGGTTTATGGAATCAATTTAGTTACACTGATGGTAATATTTCTATTAATACTGGTATAAATTATCAAAATATGACTGGTAGAACTATGTATGTAAGTATACGTGTAACAAAACTTTTTGGAAGTCCAGAAGATTCACTTTTTAAGTTAATTATTGGAGGATTCATCGTAGATTTATACAATGGACACTTTGCTACTTCAGGTGCAACACAAGAGATTACATTAAAAGGATTTGTAGCTCCAGGTGCATTCTTTCGTGTTGATATAACTGGTGGTAATAATTCAAATTTTAGTTATCTTTTATATTATACTAATTAGAAGTCATTATGTTTAAATTTTATAGACCTTATGTAGGTAGTCTAATAGGAATATTACTTAGACTATTATATTTAGGAAAATATCAATTTAGATTTGCTAAATTTGATGATAGATATTATGCATATGTATATGAAGTAGAATGGTTATTTCCATTCTGGATGAAAGTTATAGGACAATCACATGGAGAAATAATTTTTATTCATCAAGATATTGTATCCAATAAGGATAAATTTGTAAAAGCATTATTACATGAATACACACATGTACAACAAACACGTAGATATGGATGGTGGGGATTAGGATTTATTATTAAATATATATGGTATACTATTAAATATGGATATAAAAATAATCCATTGGAAATAGAAGCAAGAGAAGCAGAAAATACCACTACTCCTTAAATGATTCTAACAAAATATTACGTATAATATCATTATTATTTTCTTTTCCAGAGAAAAGATTCATTATTAATGAAAATTTTTTACTTTTGCCATAAATATTCATCATATTTATTGCAAAATCTTTTCTATTCATTTTATTATTTAATGCATTTTTTACAATATTTTTTATATTATTTATGTCATTGTTCAATTCGTTTATTTTTTCAAACATTTTTAAAATTAATGGCATAGCCCACAAAGTTATTTCTTCATCATATGTTTCTTTAAAATAATTAATAAAGTCATTAATTGATGAACATCCGTTATCAATCCACATATCAATAAGATACTCAATATTTACGTTATTTTTTAATCTATGTTTAAGTAAATAAGCGTCACATTTTACTTTTACAAGTGTTTGTTCATTATGAATTCTTATAACCCAACCTTCTACAGTAGAATCTGTTTTGGTTTTTTCAATAAGATTATTAAATCCTTCATTATCAAGAACAAAAAATTCAGTGTGTTTAACATTTAATACTTTTGAAATTTGAATTATTTCATCCATTTTTGCATATTTCATAGTATCATGATACACTGCTCCAATAAGAATAAGCTCAGGCTCTTCATAATTAATAATTATCTTATTATTTGGGGATACCCACTCAAATAATAAACTCATATTATTATATAAATTTATATCCCAAATCAATGGATATTTATATTTAAAAATAGAATCAACTTCCCATGAATTTTCTAATCCTTTATAGTCAAAGGAGCCACGAGTTCTAAGAATAATATCATTATTATAAACAGAACGTATAAGTAATGAGCCGTCTATTTTTAGAGTAGCTATAGCGTCATTATTCTTTATAGCTTCTATTACATCTGAAGTTGTTACAGTTAAATCATTACAATATTGATTTAAATTTACAAATTTACCGAATCCTTGAGAAACAGTTTTTCCATCTAATGTTTCTATTCTGGACCGATTCCACATGTTAGCTTTTGTCCAGGATTCATTAGTAATAGCTGTAACCTTTTGAGGGTAAATTAATCTAATATTTCCTTGTTCTATAATATTAAACATAAAATTCTATCGTTTTGATTTGACATTTTCCATAATATACTTTATATTAAGTATAAAGTCAAATTAATAAAATTTGATTTTTTTAATTAAAAATTTGACATTTATGATAAAATATCGTATATTATGTATTAATTTATGAGGTAAAAATATGCAGTAAATTTTAACATTTTGCCATAAAAAAGCTGTAGGCAGAATCAGCGAAACTTTGGTTCAGATTGACCATTGGAACAGGCAACGTGTGTTTTGGCGGTAAGAGAAACCGCTGTGGAATTATTTCAGTTTTCCACGATGTTTTAAAACAAACTGAAAACTTAATATAGCGATGACAGCTATTAAAAATGGTCAGGTTGGGGAGGGAGGGAATAGGACTCTATTCATATCATAAAAATAAATAAAATAATTTTTCATACCTTCGGTATGACACTCATATCTGTGAACCGTAAAAAACACGGTTCACAGATTTAATTGTAGAATTAAATACCTAAATAATACATTATTCTTACCATAAAAGAAATAAAATCCCTGGCAAAAGAATACCCTATGAATGATTTTTATAGAAATTTTATCAAAAAAGAATTTCCTAATGTAAAAATTAAATATAAAGATAAATCTTTTATCTATAATTTAAATAAATTTAATTCAAATACTATTACATGTTATCGTAATACTATCTATTTTCCATCTAAAAAATTCTTTAAAGAAAATTCTTATGAAATAATAAATGAAATTTTATCACATGAATATGTTCATCTTCATCAATTTAAAAACAATAAATTTCATTTATTATTAACATCCTTACCAGAGTCTATAGGTAATTTGTTAATATTTTTATCTTCTATTTTAATGATATTGAATTATTTTCCAAATATATGTATATTGTTTTTAATTATAGGATTTTCTATAATATTATTTCCAATTTATCCATATTTTAGAATAAAATCTGAATTCGATGCATATAAAATGACTATTTTAGTAAGAATAACTCAATGGAATAATAAATTTAATTTACCCAAATCTCATTATAATTTATTAACTTTATCTGATGATATGTTAAGAAGAATAATAGATACTTTATTTTCATATCATTACAATACTGCATTTGTACCCTCAGTTATTAAAAATTATTATTTTAAGAAAATGAAAATATGGAGAAATGCATGTAATAAAATATACTTTCAAGAAAGATTTGCATTTGAAAATGGAAAAATGTATATTTATTCTAGGAATATTTATTTACGTGTGCTTCGGTATTTTATCTACAATAATATAAAACCTCATGTATCCTAATATTTGTTTTGCAGGTAAAATGGGTAGTGGTAAAACTACTCTATCAAATTATCTCATTAATAAATATGGTTATACAAGATTATCATTCGCAGAGTCCTTAAAGAACATAGTAAATGTTCTTAATATTACTCATTCTCCTTTTATTACACTTCTTTATGTTATTTTTAAATATTCACTTCCTATAAAATATTATACTTCATTCTATGAAATATTACGTACTACTTTAAAATTACCTTCTGATAATAAAAACCGTATAAAATTACAATATGCTGGACATAAAGTGAGAGAACTTATTGATGAAAACTTTTGGGTAAATATAGTTCTTAAAAAAATGTTATCTAATAAATATTTACATTATGTTATTGATGATGTTCGTTATCCTAATGAATTAGACTTGTTAAAACAATATGGGTTTTTAGATATAAAAATTGAATGTCCAGACGATATAAGATTAGAGAGATTGCGTAAACTTTATGGTATTGAGAGTTTATCAGATGAACGTCTTCATGCAGATTCAGAAAAATATATTGATTCAATGATTTGTTCTTATAAATTAACCAATGTGGGTTATCCTTATCATCAATTAATAAATATTATTTATAATTTTATAATGGAGCGTTATGAAAAGAATTAAAGTATTGTTTGTAACTGATGACATTAGACTTAAATCTGGAGTTGGTATTCAGGCATATCTACTTATGAAGGGTTTGTTAAGAACTGGTGATTATGAACTCGTTTCTATAGCTGGTTCTTTGATTCAACAAAATCCAAATCCAGTAAATTTTGAAGGTGTTAGATTGTATCCAACTTGGGATGGATATGGAAACCCTCAATTGTTACGTGCAGTTATACAAAAAGAACGTCCAGACATTACTGTGCTTTTCTCTGACCCACGATTTTTTATATATGCTTTTACAATGGATAATGAAATAAGACAAGTTACTAAACTTGTTTTTTATCACACATGGGATAATGAACCATTTCCCAAATTTAACT